GAAGTTCTAAGACTCCATTGGCCATCAGATGGTCTTAATACGAATTCATAAGGGTGGTTAGTTTGAGCAACAGTATCATATAAAACTTTAAACAGTGTCTCTATAGATAAGGTACTACCTTTTGCAGTATACAGCCCTTTAATTTTTTTAATTAAAAGAGGCTTATCAACCAATAGGCTTACAGGTAGGTCTTTAGCGTAGTTTGTTAAAAAATAATTAACAAACGAGTCTGTAGTTTGATCTATATCACTGTATTGTCTTGCATTTTGAACAAGCTCTAAAGCACCCTGATCTTGCTCCAGAAACTTATAGTAATATTCTAAAAACGCAACAAAGGTTGTATAGTCAGACCTAATAAACTCAGGCAGCTGACTATTTACAAGCTCTGATACCTTTTCTTTAATTCTTGTAGTTGCCATGTTATACTGACGTTGTCACATTAATTGTAGTACCTGCTAGCAAGCCACCGATCTTATTAATAGTAGTATCATCTTGTACTAATATTTCGCTTCTTGAAACAGCTAAATTGTAACTAGCTTCTTGAACGGTACCCGCGATTCTGATATCCGTTACACCGGTTGGTGTGCCGGTAGGAGTAATACCTGATATACTAACTACACCAGTACCGTAATTAACAGTACCAACGTTAGCTGCAACTATAGAACTGTTAACTACATTAACTAATCTCAATACCCCGGAACCAGAATCATTTGGAGGGGTGTCATTAGGTAGGTCTGTTATTTTAACTAGTGTAGAAACCCCACCTACAGATATAAAGAAATAACTAGAAAAAATAGTACCTGGTTTTAAAGGGTTTCTATATTTAATAGATGTATCCCCTGTAAATATATTAGTAGTATTTAATGTAGGTATAATTCGTCTTTGTAATTTAAGGCTAATCAACGCACTGGTAATTGAGGAGTTCTTAGCTAAAATTGCACTTGTTAATGCAGAGTAAATAAACTCTCTATTAAATTTTTGAAGATTTGTAGAAAAATAATCTGTTATTGCAGTATTAACCTGAGTCTTTATTTGATCAGATGATAATGTGGTAATAGAAGAATTATAAACAATATCAGCAGTAATGTTAACAAAGAAGAAAGTAGGATCTACAAATTCAGGAATTATAGTAATACCTTGTTTAGTTTTTAAAATGTTGTTTTTAATAGAATTCTTTGTAGCATCAGATATAGTAAAACCAGAATACGGCTTTAAAGAAATTAATACTTTACCGTAATAAGGAGGATCATTGTCCTCACCTCCCCATACAGATACTGATTCTGCACCTGCGTAATTGGCAAGTATTAGAGCTTCATAATCCGTAGCAGTTACTGCTCTATTCTTAGATGCATTAACTCTAGGTGCATTAAACTTAATAGAGGTAATACTTTCCGTATTTGCACCCCCTGTGGAGTTACTGTTAACGGTAATAGCAATTGAGCTTGAACCACCAATGGTAGTACCAGCTGTAAAGGATTGAGATACTGTACTGGATACATTAACTGCTGAACCTGTTGCAACCAGGTATTGAATAGTAATAATATTGCCTGCTGCTAAACTCTTTCCAATTATACCATCACCAAAATAAATTTGATATTTACCTTGAGGGTTTTGTTCGAGGTAATAGACCGCAGATGTACTTCCTATACCGGTAATATCTGTCGATAGGGTATAGGTGTTTGTAGTTGTATCGGATGAAGATGTTTGGACGCTGACTTTAATAGTGGTAGTGTCTACTGCCTCGTTTGGAATTTCATACTTGGCAGCCGGTGTTATATCGGATACAACATAACTATAACTTAACAACGTACCTTCTGTAACATCTACATCTGCAAATGTATACGTGGAACCTACTCTTTGTGCAGTTTTAGCGTCTGTAGTTAGAAAAGTATATGGTACCCCATCTACAGTAGAGGTGAAAGGGGTGTACCGGTCCATTGTCAAAGATGCAGGCAGGTTAGATGGATTGGTAACTACAATATCTAAATTAGCAACTGCTCCCCTGGCTGACACCGGGGTATAACCTAGGTGCTTGGCAATAGAAACTGCAGAAGATCTCTTAACTGCAGAATCCAAAAACATCTCATTTACTACCATGTTAGCAAGGTAGGCGTTGTAATGGGTGTTGTATGCAAGAACGTCTAACAGAATAGATAGACCGGAGCCCTCAAAATCGTAATCTGTAAACTCAGTTTGAGCGTTTAAGAACGTTTTTAAGTTAGTCTTGATTTGATCAAAGTCAAGTTCTGCTATTCTTAGATTAGACATTATCTTACTCTTATTATTAGTGTTGTTAAAGTGATGGGTCTATCAGAGTTGTTTAATCTAAAAATAATATCACATCCAATTTCATTATTATCTGTTCTTTCATGAAGTACAACTTCTAACACCGTTGCTCTTGGCTCAAACTTATTAATAGTATCAATGATAGTCTTTTTCATAACCTGTGCAGTCACAGGATTAAAGTTCTCAAATAGAAGACCGTAAATCTGACAACCAATTTCTGGATGAAAGGGACGCTCGTAGTTTCTCGTAGATATTAAATTTCTAAGAGATTGCTTAACAGCTTCTTCATCGTTCTTTCTAGTCACATCACCAGTTACGGGGTGGGAAGAAAAAAGAAGATTAATATCTGAATATTGTCTGGTATTTCGTGTAGCCATGTTTATATTTATATTAGCAAATGAACACGTCCGAGCTTCCTTCTCGGATAAGGTCGTTTCTTGTGTCTCTATCGCCTATTCTACAAACCCCCTTGCCATTAGCAAAGACTGTAGAGCTTCCCCCTACCATTGTATCTAAACGTGTATCTCTATCTCCAATTCGAACTACCCCTCTGCCGTTAACAAAGACAGACGAGCTACCATTATTCTTAATGTCATTTCTGGTGTCTTTATCACCAATTCTTGCAACTCCGGCCATTATGCTAACTGTGTTAGACCCTGAGAGTGGGTCTTATGATTAAAAAATGTTAACACCTGACTTCTGTTCTTCACAGCATAGGAGATATGAATCCATGGGTTGTTAGCATAACTACAATACTCTAATATCATCTGGTCGTATTTAAGAACTTTTGCAAGTTTTGTAGCTATATCAAAGTATTCTTTCTTTGTAATGCCTTTAAATTGTATATCTACACCTTGACCTAAAGGGTGCTGGGAGGTCTTAGCATTAGATGCATTTCCAGGGTCTCTAAAAGCTGATGTAACAAACATATTAGGATATATCTTCTTTACTGGTTCAAGCACATTAAGAGCTATAGCCTGTAGATTAAAAATGATTTCCCCGTAGGTAGCTTTTTCATGACCTCGGATAGGATCCCGGGTAACCGCTGCCTTACTTGATAACATTTCAACTGTAAAATTAGGCGATAGATTATAATTGCCTGGTAATTGAGTTACTGTTTTTAACTTAACATCTGGTTCTACAAAGTTTTGCTGTTCAGATTGAACTGTTTCACTATCTACTGCTGTAGGTGGCAGCGATAGATCAGCAGCATCTGCAAAACCTTCGCTTATAATTAAATTCTTTTGATTACTAAAGTCTTCTGGAGACTGGGTTTCTTCTTCTAATGCAATCGATCGGCTATCGGCTAAAGAAAGAACCAGAGGATCATTTTTATCATTATCTGAAATATCTTTTCTTCCAGCTATAACTCCAATATTAGATATCCCTGCTATTACGCTTTCTGCAGACTCAGAGGCAGGCCCTGCATTACCACAATTAAGATTTATAGTCCTACCATCAAGATTAATATCATCGTTTGCTAATAAATCTATTTTAGCTCCGGAATCTATATTAATATTACTACCCGACTTAAGATTGATGGCTCCTATAGCCTGAGTATAAATGGTATCCGTTACGTAGTCAAATAAATTGGTAGCTTGTACCTTTATATCTGCATTACTACGTATATGCATATCTTCTTTTGAATGCATGTTAAAGGTAGTTGCTCTTTGATTCATAGTATAATAGGCTTCAATATTAACATTGCCGCTTGCGATATTAAACTCCTCTACTGCTGAAAGATTAAATATACCTCCAGCCTGCGCAGTAATATCATTGTGACAGGTAATATTAGTATCACCTTCTACTTCGATGTTCGCGTCATTGCCAACAAAGATATTACAAGCACCGTTAATAGAAATGTCTGCACGACCTGCGATAGATATTTTGCCGTTACGATCAATAATTTCATATGAGGATCCATTTGTTCTTTTAATCATTGAGCCATTGGCATCAATTTCAATGTACGTACCTGATCTGTGATAAATGTGAAGACGTTCAGAACCCGGGGTATCATCTACTTCAATAACATGACCAGATTCAGTTTGTGTTACTTTATTGTAAGGATAAGCGCCACGGAAGGCCGACTCAGGTTCATCCCAAGCCTCACCTCCAGGTAACTTAGCCCCCGTCATTCGGTTACTATTTTTTTCTTGAACTATGGTACCTCTAACGTCACCCTGAGCAAGTTTATTTGTTTCAGAAATACCAGCATACTCTTTTGTAGGGTAGTTAGCATTAGGATCGGTAAACCCGTTATCCAATACTTCTAACTTTTCTTTATTTTCAGTTGAATTAATATCAAAACGTTTAGCTTCTTCTAAGGCAGACGCAGCGGTGCTTGAAATAAAAAGTTCGTCAGTTTTTAGTAAAGCTTCTTCAGGAGGCAATGTACTGTAAAGATTTTCAATATTATTAATAGTTGTTTTAGGTTTTTGACCTCTACCAAATATTGAATTTGCAAACCCGCTGAGTGCGGTTGTAATGGTTTTACCGACTGCTGGCGTAATGCCCTGTACCAGACTGGCTGCTAAAGCATCAAAATTAATAATACCTAACTTGTCAGTTGGTAAGGATAGTCTTAATTGATCCTGTAATTTTTTTACAATTTGGTCTGTAGTTTGCGCAAGTAATTGCTGTTGAATAATACCATCAATGTTACTACTAATTTGAGCTGAACCATTATTTTTGTTAATAAGGTTAACAGGGTTAACTGACCCAATAATATTCTTAGGTATATCAGTTAACTGTTTATTAGATGCCTGTGTGACTTGCTTTACAATATCGACAGCCCCAACTTCTGCAACCCTTGAGATTATAGCTCTTAGGATTGGATTAGGTATATTAAGGTTGAGTGCAATGATCTTGTTAAAGATATTGTTCTCAAGTACCCCTTGAATTTGTTTTGTAATTAACGGATCCATTATTTAATTAAATTTAGTAATGCTTGTTTTTCGGATTCATAACGAGATTTAACCCCGGCTTGAATGGATGCTGAGCTAGACTTAAACAAGATAGCAACATTATTAATTTTCCATTCACTCACTAAGGTTACTATATCTTTATCTGTCAATATACTCTTATCTCTTAACGCTTCTGTAAATGCTCTTATATTTGCAGGACCAAATTGTACTGCACCTGACCAAATTAGATCTTGTACAGCTGGTCCGTACTTGGTCATATCTAGACCCTGACGCTGTAAGTTAGCCACGGCTACAATATAGTATTTTTCTTTAATATAATCGTGCTGTTCTTTTTTAAAGTCTGCAGTATAAGTAGTTGCAATCTCTTTCCATTTAGCATCGAAGGCGGCGGTAGCAGGTTCTAACCCTGCAAATTTATCTTTAAACTTAGAAATGTTTAAATACTGAATAATAGGTGAATGTGGCATACCAAGCATGCTTTTAGCTGATGGTCTTGCTTTTCCTGTTGTCATAACTGGTGGTAAGAAAGATGCAAATTGATAGGTACCATAAGATGCACCACCTAGATCCCCCCCTGCTGCTCCTCTGTAATCATTAATCGTACCTGGACCCTTTCCTCCAGATTCATACTTTTCAGATGTTTGTCCAAGTTCCCAACCTTCAACAGATGGCGTACCGACTTTAACTGGCTCACCTTGACCGTCAACAACTACGTTACCAGATCCGTCTTTAAGTACCCCGTCACTTGGATTAGATACTTGAGGTATTTCTTCTTGTTCCTCAAATGCTTTCTTAGCTGCCTTGGTTGCAATAGTACCAAAGATGGCTGGCTGTTGCATGTCATCGCCATCAAGAAAGAATCCAATAACCCAGGTACCTTGAACAGGACCTAGAGGTGAAGAACCAATACCAGAGATTGCTGCTGATGTTATTGGTTGTATAGGTGTTGCCCATGGCAGATCTTTTGTAGGTAATATTTCTTTACTATCGGTATGATACCCGTAAATACGTACCCTACATCTTCCCATTTTTTCAGGGTCCATACGATCTTCTACCACCCCAATCCACCAAATAAATCCATCTTTGTTAAAAATTCTTTGCATAATTAAGCTTTCTTAATACTTTCCTGATCTACTAATAAAGAATCTTTTATTACTTCCATAATCATCTCGTGGGACAGTCTGTTTACTTTATGATGAATAGCAGTTATAAGATAAAATCCAGAGTACAATTTATCTTGACCGGAAGAGCCAGTATCACTTGCATCTTTAGGACCCAAGGATGGGTAATCAAAATAAATCATCCTTCCAACCTCTGCATCGGTTCTTCCCGGTACCGTCATATGCATTTTAATATTTGTTAACTCTAAAAGACTAGATAGCCGATTACCATGTATCTCACCCATTTTTTCACTTATGTTATCTGCATAGTCATTAAATAATTTAGGATTTTTAGGGTAAAAACTTATATTGGTTGCAAAGTTTCTAAAGGTATCTTTACTGAAGACAGGCTTCGCCTCAGATCCTTCACCAGAAGAATGGAATTGTTTCTCATAATTTGCAACATGGTCATAATCTATTAATTGATATTCCTTATTAAAAACATCTAGATATATTAACCTATTTCCAAGATACCCGTTGGTGTAATTCTTTA